TGAATTGCTAAGTGTTTTAGAAAAATTAAGAGAATATGGTTTTTCACTATGGGAAATAAAATCTTTTACTACAATTGTTTTGGTTTCAAAAATATCATTATAAATACTAGACTTTGCCATTGTAAATTATTACACTGTTGATTGATTAATACTGATTGATTATTTTATTGATTAATATATTTAAACATTTTTTAAATTAATTTTGAACACATTAGAACATTAAAAACAAAAACAGAAAATAAAAAATAAAATTTTTTTATATTAGTAAATATTAGTAAATATTAGTAAATATTAGTAAATATTAGTAAATAGTATAATAAAATGATTAAACATTCAAAAAAAGTAAGTAAATATAGTTCTAGCAAAACAAAAAAAACTAATACAAAAAAACAATTAGGGGCGGGGTTGTTTTCCATAACACCAAAAAAATATACAAATATCAAATATGGCAAATCAGGTAATGTCACCCCTAAATTAATTTGCTTACAATGTAAAAATGAGGTATTTAGACATCATCAAGCATTACATAATTCAAGGTTGCGTGCACTTGTATTAAATAGTAATGTATTAGATAAAAAATATCATATATTTGTATGTTATAAATGTGGTTTTATAATGAACTATTCTGGTGATATTACCTATGATGGTGAAAAATAAATTATTGATAATTATTAATCTATTTAATCTATTTTTATTTTATTTAGTTGTGTTTTATTTAATTGTTTTATTTTTAGCTTATTTTCCATTATATTTTGCAGTGTTCTTTGGCTTTCATAAAATATTGCAATTATTATGTGTTCTTATACGATTATTATGTGTTCTTATGCGATTATTTCTATTTTGAGTGTTTGGAATTATTACTGGTTCGGTTCTAGTGTGAATATTACTATTTTGGTCTACATAACCATTATTTTGTAAAATAAAAGGTTAAAAATTACTATTTCTGCTATTATGATTTGCATTAGCAGTAATAATTGCAGGTGTAGGTACAGATACAACTACATTTGGTTCCCCAGAGATTGTGTAATATTTATTTTCAATATTTGTATTACGACAAATAGGGCAACTTCTTGACTGCTCAGTAACCCATATTTTAAATGCATTATATCCAAATATATTATTACATCTATTACATTTGCATACACCTTGCGATATATCTATAGGTTCATACATAATTGGACAATTAATATCAATTGGTATTACAAAATCTATTTTGGCAACAACCCATTGAACTACTGTTGGTTGTTGGTGGGAATGTGGTATTGGTATTGGTCTTGCTACTGCAGGCACTCTTCCAACAGCACCTATTCGGTCTACTGGCTCGGGAGCGGTTATTGATAAATTATAGTTAAATCTTGAGCCTATCATTCCAGATATTATCTTATATAAATTTGGTTGTATTGCATATGCAGTAATATTAAACCCGCTATTTAAATTAGTTGTAATTTTAATTTGAAAATTATCAATTCTAGATAAATTTAATGCATTGGAATTTATTTCACTTCTTAAATTACTATCTAAATTCATTGGTATATATACAGCATTTGGGGAAAGTCTCTGGCATTGTGTATCTATTAAGTCTCCATTAAAATTGTGTCTAGTATGACCGTTAATTAAAAATTCAATTCCAGTAATATTTTCTATAGTATTTTCAATAGTATTTTCTATAGTATTTTCTATAGTATTTTCGATAGTGTTATTAATCCGTAAAACAAAACCACCAATGAGACCACCTCCATAGATATTAAATATTTTTTCTGGTGTAGTTGATTCTAGATGTAAAGTATTAATTTCGCGACTTTTATATTCAATTAAATTTCTTCCATAATATCTTCTTTCTGTAGTACTTAAATATTTCCCTTTGCAAATTATACTAGCATTATTTAATCTTCCACCTGTCCTCATATGTTCTATATTTACACTAATCAAATGAAATTCCAATGCTATCATTGGAAATCCATCATTATTATTTATAAAATAATTAAAATTAACAGGTATTTTTAATTTATTTCTTGGTGTAATTGATGCTTTTTCTAAATAATCTAAAATTTGCAATGGTATATATTTATCTTGCCCTCCCATAGTAAATACTAATCTATAATTTTGCATAATATATTCAGCACTATGTCCAATGGGTTGATTATTCATATCCACCAATATATATTCTGGCAACATCAAATCGGCTGTTCTAGATAAATTATTAACCATACTATCTAGATTAAGAACAATCGAATCATTTGCATATACAGAACCAAAATTAGATGTAGCCATTTCCACTAATGGCGATCTCTCTTCAATAGCAAATAAATGTAAAAGTCCTCCTGACATTATGTTTTTTTTTAATTTTAATTTTTAGTCTGGAAATTGAATATTTAATATTTAATTGCTATTTATTAGATATTTTTAAATTACATAAAATATCTAATAAATAGCAATTAAATATTAAATAACAAATAACAATTAACAAATAACAAATAACAAATAACAACTAACAAATATATACTTATAAACTTAATGTGGTAATGTGTGCCAGCTTGCATAACTTTTCGCCGGATTGAATATAAGTCGCCATCCGGCAAATTAAGAAATATAAAAAAATATAAAAAAAATTAAAGTATATTGTTATCTAGCAATTATTATTTTTTATGTCTTCTGAAAAAAAAATAATTAAATAATACTCACGCTTGCGTGAGTTAAGCGGTTTGGCTGCAAGCCAATAAGGGGGTATTGGGGGCTTAGACCCCCTACCTAATAGATGTTAATTGGATTTAATGTTCCAGTAGTATCTGGATCGCGAGTTACAATACGAAACAATAACTGCGTTTGTAAATCTACATCAATCATACTACCAAATACACTAACATTAGATAAATCCACAGTAGTATTGTCATAATAAGTTCCAACCTCAAGTGTACGATTTGCTGTATTTAAAGAACCAGGTGGACTAATATAAATATTACTCAAAAATCCAGAATTATTACTATTAGTAGAACCATTTGTTTCTACATCTAAATTTATAATAATATGTCCTTGTTCTTGATTTATAAAGGAAGCAAATTTACCATCATTTACACCTGTAGAATTACTATTAAATGCTAAATCCTGGATTAAAATACGATCGCCAATCCGGAATAATCGATTTGAAAAATAAGTACTAGTAGTAATCTTAACATATTTATAGTCTGATTGATTGCTATAGGGCCACGCATATGTAGGTAATAATTCAGTGCTATTAGGAGTAATCGCAGCTAAGTTTGAAGTATATTGAATATTAGAAATAGTTAAAACATCTTTTTGGTTATTTACAAAATTACCACGTGGGTCAGTAATATCTATTGTCATTCTAGAAAGATTTGCCAACGGATTATTATAAAATTTCTTCTTTTCAAAATATGCTGGATTATATTTCATAAAACCACGTAGATATTCACCCGCAAACCCCTGTTTTGGTGTAGATTGAACAATACTAGTAGTTGTTCCAGATATATAATCAGTAGAAAGCGTATTAGTATAAAATACTTTATCAAATATCATTGTTGAAAATGCTCTATCAACCCAATTATTAGTGCCTTTAAATACGTTATCTAATTCATCTACACGTAATAATAAATATGGGTATCTAGAAAGACCCATATAAATTCGAGTGTCAAATGGATCTACATAAGTATCCATAGGCAATATTGCACTAACTAATTCCACACTAACAATATTACGATACATTTGTGATATTGCAGCACCACCTTCATAATTTGAGTTTTGATTGAATTTAACTTGGAAACTATAACGATTTTCATTAGGATTAGCTACCCAATTGCGGTCAACTGAATTAATATTAATATAATGAACTTTTTCTATATATTTAGGTTGTGTATCTCGTTGTGTTTTAATTAATTTTCCTTGATTATTTTCTATATCATCTGGTGAAATAGTTTGCACGTTATTTTCACTAACAATTCTTTCTTCCATTCGCTCCACATATTTATCAGATAATTCTTTACCAAATCTTAAAAGTTCCATCGGGTCAATTTGGGTTTGGTCTATCTTTGTAATTGCATCAGTATTATTACGGCTAAACATTATATTTTGTTCTTGCATAGGCTGGGTTTGCATTGCAGTAATATTTTGGCGTTTTTCTAAGTTTAAATATTGTTGGGCTTGTTTATTGCGTTGTTTAGTGTAGTCTTCTAACATTGCCATTGGATTGGCGCCTTCCATTTTTTGCAAGTTTTCAATATTTTGATATAATGGTGTATCTTGGGTATCGCTTCCATATAATGATTCGGTCAAATCTTCATTTAAATTAAAAGGTTTAATTGTGAAATCAATATTTTCTCTTTGTAAGGATGGTTTGTTAGTAGGTGTCATCGTATCACCTCCTCTCTGAAATTGTTGTGTGTGAGTAGGGGTAATAGGTGGTTGAATTATTTGTTGTTGGGCTAACACAGGTTGAGGTAGATAGGTATTCGGATTACCATCACCTGTAATAAATGTTCCAAGGGATTGTCGATTTGAAATCAGGTCTTCCATTTTGCCCTTTAAATCCGAATTATCTTTTATCATAGTAAAACCGGTGCTTTGGGTTTGATTACTGGCTTGTGGTCTGTTGGGAACATTACTTGATGTGTTACTATTACTGTTACTGTTACTGTTACCTTTTACTGTTTTCTCAAATATTTTAGTGTGGAAATAAGAAACTGTTTTTTCTACTAATGTAGCATTGCATTTCATTAAGTTTCTATCACCTACTGGAATTTTATCATATACTAAATTAGCCATTTTTTGGAATGTTGCTTTATAATTGGAATTTTTAGAAATATCTTTATTAGTTCTTCTTAAAACTTCATCTGCTACTTGGGAATATGTATTGTCTAGATTGTTTTGGGAATAGAATAATGCATCTATATTATTATTTTGATTCATATTACAAGATAATTTCTAAGATAAATTTCTAAGGTAATAAATTTTATGTCTATTGCTTTATATTCTATATTCCTTATAGAAATTATTTACTTATTATTAAATTAGTTATTATTTTATTAAATTATACTTATGGACTATTTATTACATAATTACATAATTACATTATTACATTATTACATTATTACATTATTACATTATTACAAAATATAATGGCTATATTTAATAGTTATATTTTTAGAAAAAACAGGAAAAACAAAGAAAAATTGAAATTATTTAGCATTATAAAAAAAAATTATATTTAACACTTACTACAGTTAATTTCTTTAGAAATGGAAGCCCCACAAACACCACCTCGTCCTGCTGAAGTTGCTCTTGTTGCTCCAGGTGCACCTGCCCGTAATCTACGTTTCGAAAATTTGCATAGAAATCTACAACCTCGTTGTCTTTTTCCAGACGATGAGAACAATCGCAGAGTTGACAATTGGCGTTTTCAGCCAAAAGAATCTCAAGATCGCAAATAAATCCAACGATGATGACTAATACTTAACATCATTGGAATATTTTTTTTTAATCTTTTTTTTTTTAATCTTTTTTTAATCTTTTTTTAATCTTTTGTATTTGTATTTACTATGAATCACCCACTTTTGCGAAAAAATCATTTCTTTTATCATTCATTTTATCATCACTTATAATATTTTTTATGATATCTTCAAATGTTTTACCTTCTAGAAGACTAGTTAAAAAATATATACAATATACACCACATTCACTATTCTTATATTGATGCCGAATATTATTTATTTTAATTTTGATATTATAACCTAACTCAGCCCCCTGAGTTTTTAATCTATCCATTAATACTACTACTTCGGGATTAGGTTTAATACCATAACTATCCCAATAACATATTTCTCCCAAACCAGGATTATTCAAACTGCAATGCATTGCAACCCAATGCGAACCTGATTGGGTGTGTTTATCCAAATTAAATACTACCCCAATTTGTTTTTTTCCTTTTTCTAGAAGTGATTTCAAACTTATTTTGCATAATTCGTCAATAACACATTGACCGAATCCAACTTTAGCATCAAAATCCATCGGGACAGGACCAATAAATTCAAATTCTGGAAACTTTACCTCATATTGGTTCATAACATCCCGGATATCTAGAGTATTTAGCCATTCAGTAGGTTTATCTTCCCATTTCTTTGGCATCATTGGTTTAAAATTTTTAATGAGTTCTCTGGATAGCGAACTATCTTTTATAAAATCTTGTTTAATCCAACATACTTCATTATTGCATTTTGCACGCATAACATTATTGATTGAAGACCACAGTGTTTTTCCTGTAGTTGAATCATTATATTGAATTTGCATATTATGATTAGTTTCATTCCATTTATCTGCTATTTTCCTTAATGCTTCTATTGTAAAACAAGATTCATCAGTAGCAGATTTAATAATATTTATATTGGTTTTATTTAGTCCAATTTCTTTTGATAAATCTAATGGCGTAATAAAAGGAGCACATATTGATTTACCTAATTTTTTTGTTTTTAGTTCTATTTTAATATTTTTAATATTTTTAATATTTTTAATATTTTTTTGTAAAACTTTTCTATTTTTACTTTCTCTAGAATGTTTTTTTGTTTTTTGATGTTTTACAGGTTTAAATAATATTTTTCTTTGTTTCATTTCAATTTTCTAATCTATTTTCTAATCTATTTTCTACTTATAACAAAGATAAAAGTGTAATGAAAAAAAAAGTAATAGATATATGTCTATAAATTACTATATTAGATATATTAGATATATTAGATATATTAGATATATTAGATATATTAGGCATATTTGTAGAAAATAAGAAAATAGGAAAATTAGATAAAAATTGAATTATTTATTATATAAAGATATTTCTATTATTAAAACTACGACCACATAGTGAGAATGTCTTCTACCAACAAAAATTCTGGATTCAACACTTTGAATTCTGGATTTAATAAACCAATGTTTGCTGGTCAAGTAGCAACAAATGCTATTGCTAAATCAGATGATTCAAGCAAAACCCAAACCCAAGTTGAAAAAGAAGCAACTGCTTGCTTTACAGTTCTAGGGCAAAATCCACACGCAAACTGTGAGCATGGAATACCGGCTTATGCATGTATGCCCTGTTCTCATTGAAAAAGAAATATTTGTTTGGTTTTATAGTTTTTTTTGATATTCCACTATTTCTAAAAATACACGATATTTTGAATATTCAGGGTCATTAAACATTTCAAGGATAATATTCTCTACTGCAAAAGAATTATAATTGTTGCCTAGATTTTCTTTTAATGTATCTCGAATATATTTTTTTAAATCATTTCCTTTTTCCAAGTATAATTTGTCTATCATTTTTTTTAAATCTTCTTCTGGTAATATCTTTTGTTTAGTATCTATAATTTCCTTATCATAATAATACTTTATAAAAAAATAAGTAATATCTTTTACCATACTAGTTAAATTATTTGTCGCCATTGTAAAACTTGGTTGCTATTGGTATTGTTATAGTATAATTTTACTTATTTTTTAAGTTAAAAACGAATTACTAATAATAAAGATTTGTTAATAAAGATTTGTTAATAAAGATTTGTTAATAAAGATTTGTTAATAAAGATTTGGTAATAAATATTTATATGTATTAGTTTAATTACGTTTTAATAATAGATATAATTTAAGTATTTTAATTAGATAAATTTTACCTAGAGAGATTTCCAATAAAATGTTCAATTATATAAAAAATATTTATAGACAAATAAATAAAATATATCAAATAAAAAAACAATTAGATAAAATTCATAATGCTTTGCCAACATATAACCCAAAATATAGTCCTACAAATAATACTATAGATGACCTAACACCAGAATTTGATAATCTTAAAACAATGATTTTTAATTGTGGTAGTCTATATGTTAAATTCTTACAATGGTATATTAGCAAATTAAAATCTAATGTTGTTAATGTTGGTAGTGATAATAGTGATAATAGTGATAATAGTGTTAGTAATCTAGAAATGCAAAATACAATAAAGTTTATAAATTATTTTGAAGATATATTTGAAAATTGTCCATTTCATTCGCTAGAACATACTAAAGAAATATTTAGAAATTCGATGATGGGTATAGAATTGCAAGAATATGTCGATATTGACTCTTTAAGAGAATATGCTTCTGGAAGTATAGGACAAGTTTATTATGCTCGTAGAAAATGCGATAATAGAGAAATTGCAATTAAAGTAAAACATCCAGATATTACAACAGATTTAGAAAATCAATCAGAACTTATTAAATTATTACGATTTCTACAATCATTTAATTTTATTCGAAAACGTTTTAATCTAATATTTAATATTGACGATTTCATAAATGATATTTCATTACAATGTGATTTTCGTAATGAAGCAGATAATTGTAATAAATTTCGTGCAAATTTTAAAGATAGTTGCAATTTTATTGTCTTCCCAGAAATAATATTCCAAAGTGAAGATGTTTTAATTAGTGAATATATACCTGGAAATTCTATTGATATATTAACAGATATGCAAAAATATCAAATAACACTAAACTTTATGTGTTTTTTCTATCAAATGTTATTTGTGGATAATTTTATTCATGGTGATTTGCATTGTAAAAACTGGAAAGTAAAATTTAATGATTTCGGACAACCACAATTAATAATATATGATTGTGGTATTTGTTTTCAAAATATTAATACAGAATTAACGAATGATATTTGGTTTAGTATAGGTAAATATGATATTGAAAAACTTATGAAAACAACGAAGCATTTTATTACTATTACGAATACATCTATTAGTGATGAGATACTTTTGATTGAAATTAATAAAATATTTGAAACTATTTTAAAAGATAGTATGAACACTACTTTTGTATTGAAAGCATTGATTAATTTTTTTACTAAAAATAATATTACTATTCATAAATTTCTATTAAATTTTAGTATTCTTATGTGTCTAATTGAAGAATTTTTACATAAAAATGATATATTAAATCGTGAGAGAAATAATTCTACTAGTGTTTCTATGTTTGATATAATTACAGATAACCAACTTGATATTATGTCATTTTGTAAAGTTAATAACTGTTATACCCAAGTAAGCGAATTATTAAAAAAAGAATTAGATAATAAATATATTGAATACAAAAAAAATACTATTGAAAATAATATAAATGAAGAGAAAGAAAATACAAATTCCAATACACCAATATTATTTAGTAGCATTTCATTATCAGGATTAAAATTTAAACCCCCCGAACACTTTTCTAAATAAAAATATTTTGTTTTAATATGTTTTAATATGTTTCATATGTTTTAATATATTTCAATATGTTCTATTCATTATTTTTTTACCTCATTTTTAATTAGTAATATAGTTTGACATATATATTTATTTTCATTTATTTTCATTTCTAGAATGCCAGAAACAAAAACACACAATAAATTATACAATAAATTAAATCCATCAATTTGCATTCATATTTTCCGTAGAGATTATCGTCTTCACGACAACACCACCTTAATTGAAGCCTGCAAAACACACGATATAGTAATACCAATTTTCATTTTCACGCATAAACAAATTGACTCCAGACAAAACTCATTCCGAAGTGATAATTCAATTCAATTTCTTTGTAATTCTCTGCAAGACTTAGATAAACAATTACAAAACCAATCACATAACCAAACACATAATCAATTACCAACGCACCTATATATTTTCTATGGTGATGAATATATTATTCTAGAAGACTTAATAAAACTTATTCCTAATCTTAAAACTATTTCCTTCAACCAAGATTATACTAAATATGCACAAGAACGTGATGCAAAAATAAAAGACCTTTGCCAATCAAAAAACATACACTGCCTTTCATTGGATGATATTTGTCTTAATCCAGTTGGAACAGTTCTCACTACCAATGGTAAAGTTTATACTAAATTCACCCCATTTTGGCGGGCTTCATCAAATAAAATCATTCGAAAACCAATTTCTAATCCAGGAAAAAATTATTTGAATTCTAGTGATACTATTTCTAAAAAATTAGAAAGTGTGGCACATTATATGAAAATTGTTGATGTAATGAAACCAAATGGTGTTATTTTAGGAAATATAAACAATAGGTTGCCAGAAAAAGGTGGTCGAGAAAATGGTCTAGCAATCCTCAAAAGAATTACTGAATGGAAAGATTATAACAATGAACACGATCATTTAACCTATCAAACAACACATTTATCTGCATATAATAAATTTGGTTGTGTTAGTATTAGGGAAGTTTATTGGTGTATGGTTGCAAAATTGGGAAAAGATAATGGATTAGTGCGACAGTTATTTTGGCGGGATTTCTTTTATCACTTATCGAATCAATTTCCCGAAATCTATTTAGGCACTAATCAGTCATCACTCAATCCAAAATACCGTAATATAAAATGGCACACCGACCCTAATATGTTTCAAAAATGGTGTAATGGTGAAACTGGATTTCCAATAGTAGATGCATGTATGCGAGAATTAAATACTACCGGATATATGCATAATCGCGGGAGATTGATTGTATCTAATTTCTTATGTCGCCTAATGCATATGGATTGGCATTTAGGGGAAAAATATTTTGCAACTAAGTTGTATGATTATGACCCTACACAGAATAATTTTGGATGGCAGGTTTCTGGTGCAAACTCTAGCGGAACTACTTCCCGACCTCTAGAACAAACTATTCTCAATCCTTGGTTGCAATCATCACAATTTTCTAAAGATGGAAAATATATTAAAATGTGGTGCCCAGAATTAGAAGATGTAACCCCGGCTGATTTGCATAAATGGGATAATGATAGTATTTGTAATAAATGGTTATCTAAAGGGGTTAAATATATCAAACCAATTTTGGATTATAAGATAGAAAAGGAAAAAAATTTGAAAATGTATAGGAAGTATCTATAGACAGAGAAAATCTATTTAGAAAAACTATTTGATTAGCCAGAACAAAATTGTTTTATTTCATTAATTTGTATGTGTAAATATCCTACATATCCACCTAATAAAATTAAACAATTAATTATCATATAAAATGATAAATTATAATTAGGTGGTTCTGAGTAATAATTATGACTATTATAGCCTAATGGTGCAGACATTATATTATTATATTATATATCAATATTAATATTAATTGCAAATTATTATATATTTTTAAATAGATAAAATATGTCAAAAAAATCAATTTATTCTACAATCAATTTATTCTACAATAAATTAATTTTGTTTTTTCATATAAAAAATATTTTATTCTAATGAGATGATTTATAAGTGCCGTTTTGTGTTCCTTGAGTTACAATTATTGGTTCCGCCCAATAAACACTAAGATTATTATCCCGGCAGGCTCTATTTAACCACCAATCACTTGGTTCATTAATTTTATAAGTTAAATTATTTAAATAATTACATATTTTAATAGCACATTGTTTACTAACAATATAACTATCAGTGCATCTAGTGGCACCCATTCCACCCCATTGTGTAGGATATATGCATTTTGGATAAATATATTGATTAGGTTTTATTTTATAAGGTTCAATATGTAAATTACATCCATTACCTAGAAATAACATATCAAAATCAGAATGTAATTGTGTCATATATTTAATAAGTTTTTCTGGAAAATCGTCAGATAATATAGCATCATCCTCTAATATTAAACCATATTTATATTTTTCTGCAATTTCTTTATAAACATAAAAATGTTTTAACATTAATGACATCATAGATGGTCTAAAATTCTCTTCAAATAATATTTTATCAACATCATTTAATAAATCTAAATCTTTATCATATTTTTCAATAAACTCAAAGTCAGATGCGATAAAATGTATAAATAGTATAAATAGGAACTTAACCTATTGTTTTACAACCCTTTTATACATTTTTTTATTAAAGGAGTAGCATCTAACCCCTATCATATTATCTTTATTAAATTAGAT